CAGAAGATGCGTCAGCAGTACTTAGCAAAATATTCCCGGTTTTCCCAGCGCCAGCGTTGTTGCGAAGACCGCCGAAATTTGACAAGTCGAATGTTGCTTGATTATTCTGGGCCGATCCAAAGAAAAACACGTTACTGGTCGCACCCCAGAAAAGACGAAACTCCATCCCGTGACATGCCGTGTGAATTTTTTGAACACTCACGCCCGTGCAGGCTTGGCCAAGAGCGTTGGCTGCGAGGTTAGCGACGTTAACCTTGGTCACGAGCGATTCGCCCGTAGCATCTGAAATGTTTGTGAACAGCATAACAGCGGTTGTCTGATTATCGACCAGCGTCTGAGAGGTTACTGCATCAGCCATTATTTCATTCCTTTAAGTGTCATGGCAAAGCGAGCGCGCTGACCCAGCTTACCGGGCGCTTTTGCGGCGGCTTCGAGCTTACCTGCAGGGATCGGCATGCCAGCCTTTGCCCCGAGTTGTTTGCGGAGGGCGCCGGGCTTTTTAATGGCTTCGGCGATGAAGTTCTTCTTACCACGCATGTCAGCAGTTCCACGCTTTGCGGGCGAGCCGCAGCCGAGAGTTAGGATCCTTAGCAGCCTTCGGAAACATCTTCATCTGGCCAGCAGAGCGGGCGCAGTAGCTATCGCGACGAGAACCACCTTCCGGTTGCGGACGCTTCAGATTACTCCCAGTGGCAGCATTGTAAGCCTTTCGGCCAGCCTCGTTGAGACCGCCCTTCGGGTTCTTATGCTTAGCCTTGAACTGGAAGTCTTTCTTCGCGCGCATCCCGGTCTCCATATAACTGGGGCGACCCGAAGGCCGCCCCAATCATTAGGCTTGAGTGACGCCGTAAAGGCCAGTCTGAGTATCGTCATCAAGGACAAACACCCAGAGCGTCAGGCGCTTCGTGCCATCAGCAGCGTCAGCGGGAGCAAAAGTACCGCGAACGTCGCCGGTGGTGGTCGTAGCAGGGCTTGTCGTAACAGCTGCTGTAAACGTGCCGGTTGTGACAAACGCGCCACCCCAAGCGGTCAGCACGTAGTTACGGCTGTCCGCACGGATCGGAAGACCGAAGACGTCACCAGTGCCAACGAAGAAATCGGTGGCAGCAGCGGATGCCGCGATGCTGGTAATCGTCTTGAAAGCCTTCTTACCGGCAACAGCAGTCGTGCCGTTCAGGGTGATCGCTTCCGACATTGGGATACCGTAGACGTCAGTGCCCGTGATGGTCAGCACAGCCGTAGCAGCGCCAGCAGCGTCGACAACGACGTTCCGGGGAACGTCGAGGGTGACGGTGCCCCCCGAAGCCAAGGCGCCGTTCAGCGTAGCGTTGCCAGCCGCAGCCAGCGTCTGTTGAGCGCAGATGCCGTCGGCGTCCAGCGTAGCCGGAACCACGTCATAGACGTTGATCGGCGACATGAAGACGCCGGGCTGATTAGCGGTGCCGTTGTTGGCGAAGTTCCTGCCTGCCCGAACGCCGTCAGAGAAATGAGTCATGAGTTTTCTCCATAGCTAAGGGTGGGGCCGAAGCCCCACCCCCGGGATTTAGGAAGCGCCCTGCGAACCCCAGCCTGCGCGGAAGTTCGAGCAGCCGAACGAGTAACGCTCAATGGCCTTCGCCTTGAGGTTGTCGGTGTCGAAGTCCGTGTAGACGTCGGTTTCCAGCTTTTCACGCTCGTAGTACTTGAAGCCGTTCGGAGCGTCGGTCAGCAAGAACCAGCCGTTCGTGTCGGTCAGGAACATGTTAACGCGATGACCCTGCGGAACCGCAGAGTTGTTGTAAATCGCGTTAATGTCGTTGTTCGCCGTGTCGACGCGGAACTGCGACTGGAGCAGGCGGGTAGCCGTCCACTGCAGTTCAGCCGGAACGATCAGCTTCGTCGGCTTCGTCATGATGCGGAGGCCCGCAGCATCACGGAAGCGCTGAACGCCAACGATGGCGTCCTGAAGCGAGGTTTCGTTCAGGTCGGCTTGGACCGAGAAGGTGTTCGCGACCGTACCGTTGTCGATGGGGTGAGCCGTCGAGAACAGCGGCTGGCCATCACCAATCGGGAAGTTCGACGAGAAGCCGTTGTTCAGAACGGACGCGCCGAGAACTTCCTTGGTCTGTTCCATCGACTGGCGAAGAGCCTTCGCCTGCAGCGGGAACGACGACTGATACAGGTTATCCTTGATAGCCTGACGGGTGATGATGAAGCCGATGCTGGTGTAGCGGTTCACGTAGTTCGTGACGAACCGCTGACCCATTTCACCGTAGGCGGTCGAGGCGCCTTCAGCCTTGATCTGAGCCAGACCAAGCAGCTTGACTTCGACTTCGATTTCAACGGCCTTATCGGACGTGTGCTTCTCGAAGATTTCCGACCACTGACCCGGATACATGGGATAGTCGCCAAAAACGGCGGCCAAACCGGGCCGGAGCAGGTCGCGGATTGCGGTAGTGTTAATAGCCATTTTTCAAATCTCCTGCTGGACCGATCAGAGGCCAGTCACCCCACCCCGATAGAGGTGGTTGTTGATGACAACGAGCCAGTTCGCGAAGTTTCCAATGGCGTTACCCGGGGTCGGGTCCAGCTGCAGGATCTTCAGGTTCAGCGTCGAGGTTGCAGCTTCAGTCGAGTTGTCGAGCGACACGGCTGAAGTACCCGTTGCGGTAGAACCGGCGGTGTACAGGAAGTTCGCGTTCAGACCACGATCAGCAAGGGCCAACGGGGTGCCCGCAGCGCCAGAAGCATTCGTTTCCTGAATGGTGAACACGGTGTTCGGATCGTCGATCACGAGAGCTTCAACGACCGAACCGGTGAGAACACCGGGGTTACCCGGCCAGTAGTTCTCGAAACGGACGCGGCCAGTGCTGTCGATGAACTTGACGCCCCAGAAAACGCCAATAGTGGTTGCACCCGCGACGCCCACGCCAAGCGTGCCATCGGAGAGAGTGGTGACGGGATCGCCACGGAAGAGTGCGGTCGCGTAAGCGTTAGCAATCTGATACGGATTAGTCGCGCCAGTCCAAGCAGAGCCATCCAGCTTCTTGACGGGGACGAGCCCCTGAGGCGCATTGGTACCGTAAGCCATACGGATTCTCCATGCTGAAGTTGAGGGTTGGTTTCTGCCGGTACGTAACGGCAATCGTTTTTTTGCTACGATACGTGACGTAGCCTCGAAGTGAGCCTGCCATGCTCAGGGACCACGGTACGTGACGTG